CAGTTCTCGAGGGCGTAGCGGCTGTCGGCGATCACGTCCACCAGCAGTCCGTGGGCTCGGGCCGCGAGATGCTCACGACCTCATCCACCCAGGTCACGTCGCCACCGGCGATGTGGTAGGCGGCCGAGGCGGCATCGAAGTCGCCTTCGTAGCGCGTGCCCCAGATGACGCGGTGTGCGATCTCGCGCGGGAACACCAGGCAGTCGGCATCGATGTTGCCGATTCTGAGCACGGGCTCGCGCCAGATCTCCTCGCCCCAGTAGCTGCGAAATCGGAAGAAGAGCGGGCGTGTTTTGCGCTGCGCATCGATGGCCATCTCGATCGTGGCGAGCGAGTCCTCGGCGGCGATGTTGTCGTCTTGAGAAAACCAGACGTAGGGCGCCTGGGCGAGGTGGCTGCCGTAGGTGCGCTGCTGCTGCCCAAACATGTGATAGCCGGCGTCGTATTCCAGCCAGTGGTGGCGTGTGGCTTGCACTGCAGTTTTCGAGGCTTCGAGGGCTGGCGTCATGCCGCCGAAGGTGTCGGCCACGACCAGCACCTCGAGCCCCGCGCTCTCCGGCTGCGCATCGAGGGAGGTAAGCGTGCGCAGCAGGGTTTCACGTCCCACCGTAGGGATCACCACCGACAGCCACGGAATCACGCGAACACTTCCAATCGCACCGAGGCGCCGAGCGCGGTGATACCCGCGATGTCGACACGGCCGTAGGCGCCGCCACCCTGGACGCGCGCCTGCGAGACGGTCTCGCCCAGCGTCGGGTCGCAGTTGACGGCTTCTCGAATCGAGTGCGAGCCGTGCGGCGAAATGTACGGGTTGAGCCATGTTTGCGCCCTGTTAAAACCGGGCTCGAGGCCGACGAGCACCCACACGTCGAAGTGCCAGACGGTGTCGCCGTCGAAGTCGTCGTCAAACGTCCAATCGACGACGCGCGGGTAGGCGCACGGAAAATTGGGCTTATCGGGCTCGGTGGCATATGCCCGCAGGCCATCGATCGTCTCGAGCCGCTGCTTGATCGCAGCCTGGATCTCGTCCACGGTGGCACCGGTGCGGCACTCGGCGGTCACGGGATCGGCTTCCCTGCCAAATATGCCGTGGTGCGTAGCCCGATTCGAGAAAACATGCTCGAGATGCGCGCGCGGTTGCGATTGAAGGCTGGCCCCATGAACGGCCGGGCCATGTTGTCGCCTCGGTCAGCACGTCGCTTTATCGACACGGCGAGGGCGAACGCGGCCGAGCGCAACGCATTGTCGCCGGCTTTCTGCCACGCTCGATAGCGCTGGCGACCAGCTCGTGCCGGCTTGCCGCGATTGGGCGAGAAGTGGCGGCGCACCCAGCCCATGAGCGCGTCGACGGGCGGCATTTTCGCGCCAGCAGGCCGTCCGAATTCCACGGCCATGCCATAGCGGACACTCGGGCCGACTGAACCTTGCAATCGCGGAAACACCCCCATCTGTCCTTCGGGTGTGTGATTGATGCTGCCAGCCAACCTGCGCGTGTCCTGTGGGGCGCCGGTGCGCGCGTCGCGCTCGATCATGAGCAGGCTGACGGTCATGGTGCGTCGGATGTCGCGGTCCATCTGCTGCGGCGTGCGGTTGAGCCGACTGGCAAAGGTGTTCCACTCGGGCCCGAACTGGATGCTCACACCAGCACCCAATCGGATACGCCGCTGCCAGCCGCCGCCGCGGTCGTGTACCCGCTGAGCAGCGCGATCACGTCGGGATCCTGCTCGGGCACGGTGCCGAGCATGCCCGTTTGTGGGCCCTCCCACTGGCCAAACGGCGCATTCGGCCTGTGAAAATAGCGATTTGCGAGCAGGATGCAGGCTTGCTCGACGGCGGCCGGCGTGGTGCCGAAGCCCCAGTGTGCCGTCACGCGCACCAACTCGCCCTGGATAAACGCCAGCGACGCGTGGGTGGTGAGTCGGATCTCGGTATAGCCGCCCGGCAGACTGCCCGGCTGCATAGCGTTGAGCGGATACAGCGCGTACTCGTCAGCCTCGAGCAGCTCCGAGAACGTGCCATCGTGGTCGGTATCGACCTCGACCGCGGACACCGACGTCAGATCAGGGACGGCGAGCCGATCTGCCTGATACGGGTCGAACACCCTGGTTGCCAGCGAGGTGTCGACGGCGCCAAACGTCCTGCCGCAGTAGCGATCGATCCACTCGGTGGCGGCATCCAGAGCGCGCTGCAGACTCGCGTCGTCGACGGTGTCGGCGATGCTGATCGCATCCTTGAATTGCGGCAGGGTGACGTAGCTCATCGGCTCGGTTCGAGGGCCGGCGCCTCGTACCCGAGACGCTCACTTCGGGTAGTTCGGTAGAGCCGACCCTCGATCCTGAGCGGCACGGCAGAAAACGTGACCACGCTTTGAGGCTGGAACGTGGTCACGCTTCCGTCGCGCCAGGTCACCTTGAGACCGGACGAGCCGACGCGATACGTCTTACCCGTGCGGGGGGACGGGCTCGGGTTTCGGCTCGTCGCCATCCGGCGCCTCGGGCTGATCGTCGTCGTCCGGCTCAGCCGGCGGATCGGGCGGTTTGGGATCTTCGAACATTTGTTTTTAGACTCCAGTCACTCGAGCAAAGGCCGTCGGGCGCCATACGACGAATGCCGCGCGGAGCTCGGCCAGGATCGTCTGCATATTTCTGATGAATTGATCGTTGATCAGGCCGACCCTCACAACCGCTTGCTCGCGATCGAACAACGAGCAGCCCATGGGAAAATCGCCGACCAGGGCGGTGTTTTCGGTGATCGCCTCGGACTCGACCACGGGCAAGCCCCACACGGTGTTGGCGCCTACCGCGGACGGTGCGCCCATGAGATACCCGCCGTAGGTGGCCGAGGCGGCATTCTCGCGCGCCAGGCGGATGCCTTCCCAGTCGTTTGGGTGCAGCACCACGGCAGTCGGCCGCGCCTTACCCGTCACACGCACCATGGTGCGAGCGCGGAAGATGGCGTCGAGCACGCTATCGGCGCCGAGGCCTCGAGTCTGAATACCCGCGTTCAGGATGCCCAGGAAGTTTTCGCCGGTGCCGTCGCCGCTGATGATCTGGGTTTCGAGTGCGAGCGTCAGGCCGAGCAGCAGCCTCGAGTTGATGATGCCGCGGATCTGGGGTGCGTCGGCCAGCGTCTTGTTGGTGACCGGGATCCAGTGGGCGAGCGTGCGGACCGGGCTCGTCTGGGTTGAGTAGGCGAGTACCGATTCGGGCTTCGTTCCACTCGTGCCCGTGGTCGCGCTGGCTTCAGCGACCATGGCGGCATTGTTCGTGAAGGTGTCCTCACGGACGTACTCGATCGTGTCCGAGTCGGTCTGCAGCCGCGGCACCAGGTCGAGCACGTTGATCTCGCGCTGCAGGATGTTGAGCATGCCCGGCTGCACGTCGTTCTGCACCAGGCTGCCCGCCACCGCTGAGCCCGAGTAGACCAGCGCTTTCTGCTGCAGCGCCTTCTGCCACGAGATCAGGCTCGTGTGATCCGACATGCTGACGCTGAACTCGATTCGATTCAGTGCCGAGTCGAACCGATGCGCCTTCTTGAGCTGCACGTACTCGGCCGAGCGCACGAACTGGTCGCCAGGGCTGAGCTGCTGGCCGGCGCTCACGTCGCCCGTCGGCTGGTGATGGCCGTTCACGGCGGGCTTGGCATACTCGTCGCGCGCTGTGGAGATGCGGTGCTTACGGTCGAGCGCGTCCTGAAGTTTGGCTTTCCAGTCTTCCAAGACGTCGGCTGTCAGCAGGTGCCGTTTGACCTGATGCTCGTCCTCGGCGTCGGTGATGATGCCTTCGTAGCGGCGTTCGATCTGCTCGGCCTTGTCGTACTGGTCCTTGAGATTGGCGACCACCTCGGGCATGACCATGCCCGTGATCTGCTCTTTGGTGAACAGCGGCTCGGGCGTGTAGACGGATCCGTTCGGCGATTGGGCGTTCGTGGTCATCGGACCTCCAGGATGTGCATGCGCTCGAGGCGCTTTCGCAGCAGGGCGAGTCTCATCGAGGTAATCGAAGGGCCGGTCGCAATAGGCGCGACTCGAGCGGCTTTGACGCTGGTGATCAGTGCCTCCTCGTTCATCGGGATGGTCACGAGCGAGATCTCGTACAGGTGGACGCTCTTGAGCAGGCGCACGCCGTCCTCAGAAAATTCCTGGTCTTCGGGCACGTAGCCGATCGACATCGAATCCAGGGCGCCGTCTTTTAGGAGCTGGTAGGCGTCCTGGCCGCGCGTGGTGCG